AAAATGACGGAACTGCCCGGGGTCAAGATAAACAATATCGTGACCAGCACGAATAGCAGGATCCTCCATGTTTTTGTACGTGGTAACAACGCCATTGATCTGTTTCCTTAGGTTATCAGTAACTACCAGAATTTTCATTGTATGATCTGAGTCTTTTTATGTTGTAGACTTTTCTTCAGCGTCTTAAACCAAAGTTTCTTTTGTTTTTTCTTCTGATGTCTGACACAGGCCAGATACATTTTACGAACTAATTTTTTAATTTTCATTTTATTTTATTCCAATAAACAATTTCCCAGGTGCCGTCTTCATGCTCAACTAAGGCACTGCAGCTTTCCACCCAGTCACCGTCATTCATGTAGATGATACCATTGATGGTTTTAATTGCCGGCGTATGTATGTGTCCACATATGACACCGTCAAAGTTTTTTCGTTCACAATAGCCAGCGAGATTTTCTTCAAATTTAAACACAAAATCTATGGCCTTTTTAACTTTGTGTTTTAGATATTTGCTGAGACTCCAGTATCCAAACCCCAGGCGATGTCTTATGTAATTAAACTTGGTGTTGATCCAAAGTACAACATCATAGGCTGTGTCACCCAGAAACCCCAGCCATTTACCAATTCTGGTAATACCATCGAACATATCACCATGTGTGATCAAGAATAAATTGCCATCAGTGTCGCGGTATTCAGCCTGGTTACAGATGACTATGCTACCCAGGGCAAATTGATTCACAAATGGTCTAATAAACTCATCGTGGTTACCAGTTACATAGGTAACTTTTGTTCCACGTTTAGCATAACCCAGTATGCGTCTAATTACATTGGTATGACTTTGCTTCCAACGCCAACGATTCTGCTGAATCTTCCAACCATCTATGATGTCACCTATGAGAAATAAGTTATCACAAGTATGATTTTTAAGGAAATTGTTGAGCAGGTCGGCCTTGGCATCTTTAGATCCCAGGTGGGTATCGCTGATGCAAATGGTTTTATAGTGCTGCATGTTTGCTGGTATAGTCTGCTATGGCTGATTTGATCGCATCTTCTGCAAGCACTGAGCAGTGTATTTTGACTGGGGGTAATGCAAGTTCAGTTGCGATATCAGAGTTCTTGATGGTCTGTGCCTGAGCCAGCGTCTTGCCCTTGAGCCACTCGGTGACAAGACTAGAGCTAGCAATAGCAGACCCACAACCATAGGTCTTAAATTTTGCATCTGTTATGACTCCTTCATGCACTTCAATCTGTAGTTTCATTACATCACCACAGGCCGGTGCACCCACCATGCCAGTGCCTACGTCCAGACTGGTTTTATCCAGTACGCCTACATTGCGGGGATTTTCATAATGATCCAGGACTTTGTCTGAATATGCCATGTTATGCTCCGAATGATGATCCACATCCACACTTGCTGGTGGCCTGAGGATTTTTTATTTCGAATTGTTCGCCCATGAGACTTTTGGTATAGGCTACCACTGACCCCTGTACATACTGCATGCTCAGGGCATCAACCAGTACTGTCACCCCCAGCTGTTCTATGACAAAATCATCGTCATTCTGCTGTTCGTCAAAGGTAAAGCCATACTGAAATCCTGAACATCCTCCGCCCTGTACAAACATGCGAAGTTTTAATTCAGGGTTGCTTTCTTCGGCCAACAACTCTGTAATTTTATCTGCTGCAGACTGCTCTATGGTTATCTGGTCCATATGCTTATTTATATCAGCATAACCACCAGCGATAGATGCCCCAGAGATCTATGAAACTAAAAATAATATTGTGCCAGAACATGGCAGGATCTCGGCGAAATACATAGAGTCCTATGAGGTGGCCTGCAAAGAAGGACATGAATCCTATTTTGGAATATTCAAAATTACTGCTTAAAAGGAGAGCACTACCCAAAAAGATAATGCTCATGATCCATTTATATAACTGATCATTGGTGCCCAAGAGAGGACTCGAACCTCCATGACTTGCGTCGCCAGTACCTGAAACTGGTGCGTCTACCAATTTCGCCACCTGGGCCTTATCCATTATGCAGCTGCCGTTTTCTTTTCTTGAATTTCTTTACGACGCGCACGAACTAGTTTACCAATTTCACCCAGTGCTTTACGAGCACGAGCTGCTGAAGCTTTTACACCTTTGGTTTCAAACTTTTCATTTTCTGCTACATATACTGCTACTTGTTCTACGATTTGGTCATGTGATGACATTATACTCTCCTGGCGATTTCTCGTTCAATTTTAGATTTTTCTTTCTTAACCTGAGTTTTTTCCACTAATGCAGTTAGTTGTGCTGTATTAAGTGTACGGAGTCTAGGTTTACCACTCTTGTAGTTCATGGGATTATTATGACGTTTGCTTTTATGTACAAGTTTATTGCCTGGTTGTGCCATTATTTAGATCCTTGGGGTGTTAAAACGCCGTCAATGATTTCTTTCAGTGCGGCATTTATGGGCTTGTAGGCTGTATTGATGATGCGACCAGAATCTTTTTCGGCTATGGTGTGTTTACGTTCGATTTCACGGGCTCGAGCAGCAGCCACCATGATCATTTTATATTGTTCTTGATTCCACAATCGAACTGCTTTTTGAACATCTACACGGGGATTGTCTTTAGGTTCACCTAGCATAACATGATTATAATAGTTCATTTAAACTCCTCATCAAAATAATATTATATGATACTTCTGTGTTGCTGTCAATCTTTTAGATCTTTTAATAACTCTTCGTGTTCCTTGATGACTTCTTCGAGCTTTTCCATTTTAACACTCCAGTCTATCTGATCAAAGTTTTTATCAAAGGTTTCGTTGCTGGTTTTACTTTTGATTAAGTCACCAGTGATGTCGTTTTTGGTTGCCATGTTAGTATAATTTCGGTGGTAGTTTGGTTTTACTTACTTCACGTTCCCAGCGTTTGACAGCAGCTGCCTTCTTTTGCTTGCGGGAGGTAGTGGGCTTGATATAGTGTTCACGATCTCGTAGTTCACGCAGCAGTCCTGAATCATCGATCTTTTTGCGGAATTTACGAAATGCTGTTTCGAATGGAGCGTCGCCAACCAAAACGGTGCTGCCGTTGAGGTTATTTCTGCTGGGTTTTTTAATTATTTTTTGTGCCATAGTCCTATATTTATATGTTTAAAAACTTGGTGGGCCCACCTGGACTCGAACCAGGGACCAAAGGATTATGAGTCCTCTGCTCTAACCAACTGAGCTATAGGCCCAGATAATTGGCGGAGAGCGAGGGATTCGAACCCTCGATACAGGTTTAAGCCCGTATGCTTCCTTAGCAGGGAAGTGCCTTCGACCACTCGGCCAGCTCTCCAGTATACTATATTATAGTATAAATCTGGCTTGCTGTCAAGTCTAGTTGGCTACCTGAATGCTGCTTGGTGGTACTACAATGCCCGAACCAAATGCTTTGTTGTATTCATTTTTAAGATCAGTTGCTGGATCAGTAATAATGACTACCCATTTTGTATCAATGGTAAAGGTCTTGGCTTCAGCATAGGGCATCCAACGCGTTAGGCCCACGCTGGCGCCAGTATTAGTTGAGTTTGGTCTGACATAGACCATGCAGGGATTTTCTAAGGTAAGGGCTGCACCCTCTTTGACGACATCACCAATAATATCTTCACCGGTTTGTAATCGAATCAATTTAATGTTCATACTAACTCCATAAAGTAGGGGGCCGAAACCCCCTTGTTGTATTAATATTTTATAGCATAACCTAGGGAAAGACCATTAAACTCACTGTCACCAAAACTGCGATCGTAGCCTGCTGTAACAGCCTGTGTATCTGTAACAGCATATTCAAGACCCAGTCTGGCAGTATGTGTTTGATCATTCACATTACTAAATGCATCGCGATATCTATAGGCTGTCTTTGCTGTAAGCTTAGGAGCCAGGGTCCAACGTAATCCAGGTTCAATGCTGTAATAAAGATCACTATCACCCGAGGATTTTACACCCAGAGCAGTACGAATATAAAACTTTTCATTCTGTGGTGTAGCACCAATTTCTAACCTGGTTGTATCAGTTCCATTAGAACCATTTTCCTGACGCTGTTGACCAGAAAAGTCCAGGCCAAAATTATTGGCTAATTTATGTCCCAGTGTGATATTAAGTCCATGTCGGTTAGGATCGCCAGCATTGTCACCAACAGTACCACGGTGAACTAATTGAATATGACCAAAATTATCAGCAGCGTTGGCTGTTGCTGATAATGCTAAAAGTACTGCCAGGGTTAGTTTTTTCATTTTGCTTCCTTCTCGGTTAGTAATTCTTTTTTCTGAGCCTTGGTGGTTGGAACAGTACCAATGCTAATTTTTTTAGGTTTCTTGTGTTCTGGAATAATACGTTCCAGAGCAATGGTTAAAAGTCCATTACGAAGTTCGGCTCCACGTACTTCTACTTCGTCATTCAAAGCAAAAGTTCTGGTGAAGTCTCGGTTAGCTATACCCTGATGGATAAGGATGATATCCTGTGCTTGAGAGTTGGCCAAAATATTACCTTTGACGGTTAATTTGTTTTCGGCATATTCAATTTCGATATCTTTTTCTTCAAAACCTGCAACAGCCAGTTGAATAGCATAGCTGAGCTCGCCGGTTTTAGTAATATTGTATGGGGGATATCCAGCTGAATTACGTGTTACTGCATTGGCTAATTCGTTAAGATGTTGAATGTGATCATCAAATCCCACGAAAAATTTTTCAAAGTCCTTGAAGCCTGGACCAAAGGCAATTTGTGACAAACCTGTCATGATGTTTCTCCTTGATTAAGCGAGTTAATAAAATTGGTTATCCTTTCGGCATAACCAGGCAATTTAAAGTCTTGCCCAGGACCTAGTATATATCTATTCGGGTGTTACTGTTTCAGCTTCGTTAACGGCTTTTAATAAATCTTCCTGTAGTTTTTCACGTTTATCATCAACGCGTTGATCTTCAGGGACCTGAGGCAAACTCTGATTACGAATATTTTCAATCAGAGGAGCTACGGTTTCAAATGGCAATTTTGCCAGAGCCAATAAAATGGCATTTACTTCATTAATACTTAGTTCTAATTTAATCATTATATGTCTCCTTGACGTTACGTTTCTTACCAATGTTATATTTGGTCTGCAGATTCCACTGATTTTTCTCATCGAAGTTTAGTATTTTAATCTGGCTCAGTGGTGCCTGATCAGTATATTGTTGTGCGTTTAATATGACCAATAATCCCCAATCAGCCAGCAGTTTAGCTATGCTGTTGCGTCTCTGTATGTCATTTTTACTTAAATCCGTAGTTTTACCATCCAGAGCAAAAAGCTCTTTAAAATGCACTATGAAGTAATGCCCTTGCTTGTGCAAGATATGGCAACTTTGATA